CGACCAATGAATACGAGCATATCTGGCTCGGCAAGTTCAACGATGAAATTGAAGGCTCAATCATCCCGGTTAAATGGTTTGATGCGGCGATTGATTCACATATTAAGTTAGGATTTCAGCCATTAGGCGCGAAAATCATGGCTTATGATCCATCAGATGAAGGTCCTGATCCAAAAGGTTTGGCATTGCGCCATGGTTCAGTTGTTTTGGATGCAAGAGAAAACGATGCTGGTGATGCTAATGAAGGCACAGATTGGGCAACAGATTATGCCATTGCTAACCAGGTAGACATATTCAGGTGGGATTGTGACGGTTTAGGTGTATCGCTTAAACGGCAAGTATCCACAGCTTTAGATGGTAAGCGCATTAATATCGATATGTTCAAAGGCTCAGAAGCTTCCGACCATCCAGACGAGATTTATCAACCTGATAACAATATTGAACGAAGCAACGCCAAAACGAACAGGCAGACGTTCAAGAACAAACGAGCGCAGAACTATTGGCGATTGCGTGACAGATTCTATGTAACATACAAAGCAGTCACTACAGGGCTTTACACTGACCCTGAAACGATGATTTCAATATCATCAACCATTGTGCTGATTGACCAACTAAGAACAGAAGTCTGCCGAATACCGAAGAAATACAACGTAAACGGCATGATTCAGATAATGAGCAAAAAGGATATGTGGGATAAGTTCAAGATTAGATCCCCTAACTTGGCAGATTCATTAATGATGACAATGCCGGGCTTCACACGTATCGCACAAAAACAGTATTCAGCTAAACCCGTTAAACGAGCAGACCCTAGCGGCTGGACATGAGGATTATATAATTGATTACCCAAAAAGAGCTTAAAGAAGCCTTGCATTACAATCCAGAAACAGGAGTGTTTGTCTGGTTAGCTAGTCCTCATGGCAAGGTAAATGCGGGTGATATTGCTGGGTTTACTGATAAAACAACAGGGTATATTAAGATAACGGTTAATTCTAAAAAAAATTATGCACATCGACTTGCTTGGTTGTATATGACCGGCGAATGGCCTGAAGACCAAATAGACCATGACGACCGTGTTCGAGCTAATAACAAATGGGATAACTTATTCGCAGCTACGAACCAAGAAAATAATAAAAATAAATCTAAACAAAAAAACAATACTTCCGGCGTTACTGGTGTTTCTTGGTTCGCGAGAGACAAGATATGGCGAGCCCGAGTTACGATTAATGATAAAGAGAAGCATCTTGGTTATTTTGTCGATAAGTTTGAAGCTGTTTGCGCAAGAATGTCAGCTAACAATAAATATGATTTCCATGAGAATCACGGAGTCTGACCCTAATGAACAGAAAAGAATTTGATGCAGTTTATAGTCAAACAGACGAAGCCGTGGCCGAAATGTCTAAGTTTCTCACTCGCTGGGCAGTAAAAGGCAAAGGTCTACAGCACGAAGACAAGAACGGCATTGTCGTTATGTTTAATCAAAAGCGTATTGGCGTTTTAATGTTTATGTTCGTTACGCGGGACGATTTATCTGTTGAGCTTGAGTTTGACTTGAATATGTTGCGTGCTGACGGTAAAGAATATATGGAAACCATCACTGAAATCATTGTCACTCAGCTTGATGCTGGGCGAGAAGAGAGGCAGAGAAACAATACCGTTATTATTTTACCACCTAAAAATAACACTGAAATCCAAACAAGCGAGACTATCCACTAATGCAAATGGCTGGACTACAAGAACCTACTGGTGAGCAAACACCGCAAGCTGAAAAGCCTGAACTCAAGCCTGCTGGCATGATGAGTTATGTGTCTGGTCAAACATTAGAAAAGCATGATAAAGATTCAGCCGAATACGAAGAAAACAAAGGGAACACGGCGGTTATTGATTCGATTGCCGGGCACGTAAAGAAGTCGTGGGAAGCAGCAAGGCAGGCGAAGTTAAATCAGCAAGAAGAGCGCTTATTGTCATGCTTAAGACAGCGTAATGGTGAATATGATCCCAATAAGCTGTCTAAAATCCGCGAACAAGGCGGTTCAGAGTTATATATGCATCTAACGAACATCAAGTGTCGTGCGGCTGAAAGCTGGATTAATGACATTATGTTTCAAGCTGGTGAAAACACTTGGGATATAAAACCTACACCAATACCTGATTTACCCGACCATATCGAAGAAGCGCTACAAGAAAAGGTCGTTCAAGAAGCTATGCAGGCTGCACAATTCGCGGCTGCTACTGCACAACAACCAATCACCCCCGAAGATTTAGAACAGCGACTTAAAGATGTGAAGTCTGAGTTCATGGATATGCTTAACGAAGAAGCTAATCGACGTTCTGATGCCATGAAAACAAAGATTGAAGATCAATTAATGGAAGCTGAGTGGGAGTCCGCACTAAAAGAATTCATCAAAGACATTACAACTTTCCCTCTTGCCATTTTACGTGGACCAATTATTCGTCGTAAGACAACACTTCAATGGGGTGTTAAAGGCGGTAAATGGATGCCTATTATTGGCTCTGTACTTAAATTAGAGTTTTATCGTGTTGCGCCGTTCGACTTTTACCCTGCTCCTGATTCTCGTAATGTGAATGATGGTTATCTCTGCGAACGACACAGATTGCGCCGCAGTCAGCTGATTTCAATGAAAGGTGCACCAGGATACAAAACAGAAGGTTAAACAGCGATACCATTGATGCTATTGAGTTCTCCGGTCAAATTCAGGGCAAGATGCTGATTGAGTGGGGAATGAGTAAAGAAGAAATTCCTAATGAAACTGATGAATATGAGGCAAATGTATGGTTAATTGGATCGTATGTCATTAAAGCAGTCTTAAATGATGACCCACTGAAGCGCCGTAACTACCACACGGCTTGCTTTGAGAAAGTACCCGGTTCTATTTGGGGAATTGCTCTACCTGAATTAATGAGTGATACCCAAGATGTGTGTAATGCGTGCGCGCGAGCAATCGTGAACAACATGGGTATGGCTTCTGGGCCAATGATGGACGTGAGCACAGACCGATTAGCGATAGGTGAAGAGGTTTCTTCAATATCTCCATGGCGAGTACTTCAAACAGTAAGTGACCCAAATGGCACAAACACACCTGCAATAAGATTCTTTCAGCCTAATTTGAATACTGATCCACTGTTAAAGGTTTATGACCACTTTTCAAAGCTGGCAGACGAACACACTGGCGTTCCGTCATATACATATGGCGACCCGACTGGTGGTGGCGCTGCCGGTACAGCCTCGGGCTTATCAATGTTAATGACCGCAGCATCACGCGGAATTAAGATGGTGGTATCCAATATTGATAAGCCTGTTAGCGATACCGTTAAAGCTGTCTACGAACACAACATGCTTTATGACGAAGATGAAAGCATAAAAGGTGATGTAAATGTCAATGCACGCGGTTCATCGTCGCTAATTGCTAAAGAACAGCGTCAAATGCGTCTTAATGAAGCTTTGGGTGCAACAAATAACCCGGTTGATATGTCTATTATTGGTGTTCCTGGTCGTGCAACCTTGCTTCGTGAGTCCATGAAGTCGCTTGATATTGTGGTTGATGAAGTTGTACCTGACGACGACGAACTTCGTGACAGAATAAATGCAGATATGGCGAACCAGCTTGCTATAGAAGGCAAAACTCAAGACCCAGCAGGTAATCAAGCGGGAGGCCAAGAAAATGCGTTATTTTAACTTGGGTAATAAATGACAAGCCAAAAGATAGCCCAAACGCCACAACAACAACTTGATCAAACAGCGCTTTCTTATTCGTTAGAAGCAAGACTTCAAGCACAAGAAGCCGTACGCAAGATTGAAAGCCATGAAGATATTTGTGCTTTGAGGTACAAAAGAATGGAAGACGCGTCTAGCACAACAAAACACGGCATTGAAAAACTAGAAAAGAAAATTGATGCAGGACACAGCCTTATTTTTGAACACATAAACAAAAACCATGCGTCAATTAACGCAAAATTTTGGGTTATTTTAACAGGCGTAATAGCGGCGTTATTTGCGGTTATTTTGCTATTAAGCAACAGCAAAGCTATTGGTTAGCAAAGATGAAAACCGTCAGCCTATTGGCTTGGTTGGTTTATATGAATACACCATTACCCAGGACGCGGCGAGTGTTGCGGCCAACGTAACTAATTTTGAATCATTTACAGTTACCGGCGTAAAAGCGGGCGAGCATGTAGTGGGCGTTGTTCCCCCTACAATCATAGCCAACTTATGTGTTGGCCAGCCGTATGTAACAGCAGACGACACAATTATTGTGCCGTTATGCAATCCAACAGCGGGTGCATTAGATCCCGTTTCTGGTGATTGGAAGTTTATTGTGGCTGCTTCTGAAGCAATGTAATGCTGAAACAGCCAAACGATAAGCAGGTCTTAGCACTTGCACAGATA